ATAGACTATCTTGAATTCGATGTTCAATCAATTCTCCATTAATGAATAAGCACAACGCAAAAACAATACCAATCATTACCAAAATTTTAATTTCTTAGCACCCTTCTTAACTGCATTACCAGTTGCTTTTGCTGCATTAGATACAGGAGCAACTACATGATTTCTAATTGGATTCATTACTGGTCTTGTATCAACTGTTATACTTGGACTAATAGATACACCAACTCCCAATGCTAATTTAACATCAGCACCTACAGTTAATTTACCATCTTCAACTGTTGCACCTCCTCCAACTTTTGCTCCTATTTGTGGACCAACAGAAACAGCAGCACCTAATGATGCATTATTTCTATCATTACCGATTGTAGCTGATGTTCCAACTTCTGCTTTAGCACCTGCAATAGCACCTGCTTCACCTTTAACTCCATCCTTACCTATCTGTCCTGATACTCCAATGTCTGAATAAGTTTTAGTTCCTGCATGAACTTCTGTATCTGCTGTAATATCACCTACAATTTTAGTAGATGTACCAGCACTAGCTGTTGCTCCTGCTTCTACTCTAGTACCTGCTTCAAATTTTGCATTACCATTTTTTGCTTCTGCACTTGCACCTGCTTCAGCAATAACATGAGTTTCAGCTTTTGCTTCCCCTGTTGTACCATTTCCTAAACCTCTTTTAGAACTGGCTTCTGCATTAGCCCCTGCACTAACTCCTGCTGACGCAGAGTTTTTATTACTTGTTGCACCTTTTGTTATCTCTGTTTCTGTTGATGAATTATTTTTTACCATTAGTGATCTCCGTTTAATTTACCAATATTAGCTCTTACACTATCTTTCAATTTTTCTGTATCAATTCTTAATCGTTCTACATCCATTTGTAGCCGTTCAATATTAACTCTGTTGTTCATCATACCATCAACTCTTATCGTTAATTTTTCTAATCCTTCTGCTATATGTTCGAGAAGCATGAACTGCTCCTGATCTATGGGAGTTTGTTTACTTGCTTCAAGTAAATCTTTTTCAAACAATTGATTTTTAGTTTCTAATCTATTGAGTCTTTCAACCACTCCGAAGGCAAACCACGCGCCAACAATTATGGCTGCGATCAAACCTATTAAGTTTCTTAATGGGAGACCGATACTTGTGTTTTCATTTATTTTTATTGACATGATAGACACTCATCAGAATCGGAATCTAATTCTGCTAATGCTTCTTCCTTACATTCCTTGCTGCAAAAAATATCGAATTGATCTTTTGCATCAAACGCTTCTTCGCATTGTTTACATTGTTTTCTCATCTTACAGGCCCTCCAAAAAATGCCATGAGGCATAATAAAATAATTAGTATTGCAGTAAATCTGTAATCCATCCTGGCAATCTCCATTAGAATAACCACCCCTTAATCTTTTGCCATAAAGTCTTTTTAGTTTTGGCACCTAATATTAAAGGTTGGCAGTCGCATCTTTCACAAATACATACATCACATTTGTCTACGTTTACAAAGTAACCTTCGCCAACACAATGACATCTATGATTACATGCACTACAATATTTTTTATTTAAACTCATTCCTTATCCTCCTCAATATCATAAAACATTTTGTCAGAATCTTCTGTTATCCATTCACCTGCTTCGACGTCCCAGACTGTAGTTTGTACTTTATAATCCGGCCAATCGTTTTTAGTTGTGTAACTATTTATATGCCAAATGATTCTGTTATTTGGCTGTGCAGCATAGTTGCCGTTTTCAAGTGCAATAATATGAGCGCACTTATGTTCTTGCGGAATTTCTGAATGTTCCGTGTTTAATATATTAGACTCTGGATGTGCCCAGTCAACCGTAAATAAGTATTGACCTTTGTAGAATTTTTTATCTTTTCCTAAAAATTTTCCGTCTACTCGATCCAACCAACTAAAGCAATGCACGCTAGGATAATAGCTAAAACAATTCCACAATTGTAATTCGTCGACTGACATATCCGGCACTTCGGATCTAGAAAAACGTTCTTGGAAAAACGCGCTGATAGGCAATCTATAAAAGACCGCACCATTCGGTAACATCGCATGAAATAAAAGCGCCTTCCCACTAATGCTTGCCAACCCGAAGACCACGCAGTCTTCGCTTTCTCCATGATGTCCGGTAAAGTCATAAAGATACTCCTTCCTTATCTTGCAATAGATTGGTGGTATATCTGCATTCAAATAAGCCATAGTTCCTCATATTATTTAATTTCGCCCCAGTTAGGACCAGATTCATAATCAACCTTATTAGGAACTTTTAGTTCTACTGCATGTTCCATTATTTGTTTTATTTTATCAGCTTGAGCATCTGATTCAATAGAAAAGTCAAGTTCATCATGTATTTGTATATGTGCTAATAAACCTTCTTTATATAGGTCTACCATAGCTTTCTTAGTCATATCTGCAGCTGATCCTTGAATAAGTTTATTTAAAGCTTTGTATGTAAAAGCTCTACGTGTTGGATTACCATGCCAGTAATTCTTTTTAGGATTACCTTTTTTATCTTTGACAATGTTATCTTCAAAGTCTTTTATGTATGGACCCATTGCTCTTAGTTCTTCCATTCGTTCGTGATCTTCTGCTGGTACATAAGTACCCCAATCACTACCTCTTAATACTGGTTCGTATTTAGGAAACCTACAACGTCTGCCTAGTAATGTTTTTATTTGTCCTCTTGCTTGCGCTGCATTCATTACTCCATTCATTAATTGCTTAACAAAAGGAACCCTATTGTGATAAATATTAAAAAGTTCATCTGCTTTTTCTTTTGTAACATTTAATTCGTTTTGTAATTTTGCTTTACCCATACCATAAAATAAACCTAAGTTAATTGTTTTTGCTTCCTTACGATCTATCTCTGCCATGTCCGCTACAATTTGATGGAAGTCTGTTGAAGGATCATTCTCATATGAATCTGCTATGATCTGTGCTGTGTCATAATTAAATCTTAATGCATAGTGTGCAACTAATCTTGGTTCTTGTTGTGAGTAATCAAAAATTCCCCACTTACAATTTTCTTCTGGTATGAATAAAGATCTAATCAAAGGACCTGTTTCCGGATCACGTGCTGGAATCTGTTGTAGGTTTGGATTTGCATAACTAAATCTTCCTGTAACTGTACCGCCATCATCTGAACGTATTTGATTAATATCTGCATGAATTCTACCATTATGTTCATGACTCAAAATAGTATCAATAAATGTTGTACTAACCTTGTTTATTTTTCTAGCTTCTGCTATCATACGAACTACAGGATGATCATGTTTAGAAATAAAATTTTTAGTAAATGAAGGGGAGTCGGTCTTATCAGTACGGGTATAAGGTAGCTTCAGTTTTTCAAAAACTTCTGCAATACTTCTTGCAGCCCATATCTGAGGTTCTACTCCTGTTTCTATTTTTATTTGTTGTAATAGGTTTTGTTCTTTTATTGCCAGTGCTGTTTTCAATTGATTGGCTTTGGACACGTCTACCCGCACCCCTAGGAAGCGCATATCAACTAAACAAGGAAACAGATCTGTCTCAAGATTAAATATATCTTGAAGATCATCTTCAATAATTATTTTTTTTAAATGTCCCCAAAGTTTTAAAGTTAGTTCTGCATCTTTTTCTGCGTATGCTCCAACTTCTATTGCCGGTAGCTTCCACATATCTGCTTTAGGATCTAATCCTCTTTCTTTAGCTGCTTGATTTAATAATGCTTCGTTCTTCCCTTGATTTAAATAAACCCATGACAATGCATTCAGTGTATAATTATATCTATTCTCATCAATAATAGATGCTGCGATCATGGTATCTATAATTAAACCGTTGATTTTTATACCTAAATTTCTAATCCAACATACGTCGTACATTGCGTTGTGAAAAATTTTAGTTGCTGGACACGCACAAATATCTCTAAACCACTCAATAACTTTTTTACGATCCATGTTTGGACCTTCTCCATGTGCTATTGGAAAATAACCTTTCCAACCATCTACAGCTACTGCAATGCCTACAACCTCACCTCGACCTACGATGGACCCTGAGCCCAGAGTCTTTAAATCTGGATCTCTTGTTTCTAAGTCGATTGCTATCTCATCTGCTTTTCTTAAATCAGGAAACTCTGTAGGTTGTACCCATTCAGTAGTTGGAATTAACATTATTTTTTACCTGTATCTTTCATCTTTTTAATTTCTAATTCACAATAATGAATTATTTTTTCTAAATCTTGAATTCCATTTTTATTCAAGTATCTACACACGTACTTTATAACGTTTCCCTGGAAAAAGGAAAGGTCATTCTTAGAAATAAATTCATAAGGTTGAATGTAAAAGT